CTTAACACGCTTTCGACCGCCGATCAGATGGTGGTCTACAGCACAAACAACGGCGACGCACGCAAGGCCAGCCTGCAAACGCTCTTGAACCTGGTCGCCGCGTCCTATGCCGCGCCGGACTTCCAAGAGCAAACGGCGGTTCCGTCCGCGTCTGGCTTCAGCGTCCAGGTGAACGATTCAGGAGATAATACTTTCCTGATCCTGTCACCGCTGGCGCCCTATGCTGCGGGCACGATTGTCTTGCCGACTAACGCGAACTGCTTGGACGGGCAAGAGATTATCGTCGCTTGCACGCAGGCTGTAACGGCGCTGACGGTCAACGGTAACGGCGCAATCGATGTGGTCGGTGAGCCTACCAGCCTCGGGACTGGTAGCGCCTTCGCATTGCGCTATAGCGCCAGTCAGAAGATATGGTATTGCATCGGCAGCAACAACGTCAGCGACTCAGGCGGCGCGGTGCCGGGTTACTTCACGACCCTGACCAGCACCAGCACGACGACCCTGAACGGCACGACAGTTCCGGCCAGCAAGACGCTGGTGACGACTGACGACACGCAGACGTTGACCAACAAGACCATCAACCTTGCGTCCAACACGCTTGTCGCCACCTCGGCGCAAGTCGCCGCAGCCGTGACCGACGAGACCGGCAGCGGGTCTTTGGTGTTCGCCACCAGCCCGACGCTGGTCACGCCTGTCCTTGGCGTGGCAACGGCTACCAGTATCGACGTGGAAAACCGCATCGTCGGCGGGACCGAGGATCTGACTGTAGACGGTGCAATCAGTATCAACAAGGTGGCGACCTTCCTCGCAACGGGCGCAGTCTCTCCGCTGGCGATGACTATGGCGGCCGGTGTCGATGGGCAGATCAAGTTCATCGCCCTGGCGGCTGACGGTGGTCAAAACGCCGTGGCAACTATCAATAGCCTGTTAGTGGGATCGACCGTCACGTTTGACGACGCGGGCGACTCTGTGACGTTGCTTTACAGCGGCGGCGCAGGCGGCTGGATCGTCCTCGCCAACAACGGATGCACCATCGCATGACGAAGAAGCGCGACCCTAGGCTAGAGAGGGCGGGCGTGGAGGGCTACAACAAGCCCAAGCGCACGCCCTCGCACCCAAAGAAGTCTCACATCGTGGTCGCCAAAGAAGGCGACAAGGTAAAGACGATCCGGTTCGGTGAGCAGGGCGCGAAGACAGCAGGCAAGCCCAAGGAAGGCGAGTCTGAAGCGATGAAGCAGAAGCGCGCAAGCTTCAAGGCCAGGCACGCAAAGAACATCGCAAAGGGCAAGATGAGCGCGGCCTATTGGGCAGACAAGGCAAAGTGGTGAGACCATGAGTTACACCAAGCCGGAATTGCGAGAGAAGATCAAGAAGCGCGTCATGGCGTCCGACAAGGGCGGCAAGCCGGGGCAATGGTCAGCGCGCAAAGCCCAACTAGTTGCGCAGGAATACGAAGCGGCTGGCGGTGGCTATACTGGCGCCAAGACAAAGACCCAGAAGTCTCTCAGCAAGTGGACGAAAGAGGAATGGGGCACCAAGTCCGGCAAGCCTTCCACGCAGGGACCAAAAGCCACAGGCGAGCGCTACTTGCCCAAGAAAGCCCGCGAGGCGCTGAGTCCACAGGAATACGGCGCGACGACCCGAGCCAAGCGCGAGTCGATCAAGAAGGGCGAGCAGTTCAGCAAGCAGCCCAAGAAGATTGCGGAAAAGACCGCGAGGAAGCGTTGATGGAATTGCCTATCCTGACTGGCATCTACACCGACAACGGCCCAGACTTCCGGGTGAGCTTCCCGGTCAACCTGGTGCCGACTGTCCAGCCGTCCGGCATCAGCAACAGCTACTTGAGATCCGCTGATGGGCTGATCAAACTTGGCGACGGACCCGGCATTGACCGTGGCGGCATTGAGTGGCTAGGCGTCTGTTACCGGGTCATGGGCACCAAGCTTGTCAGCATCGCAGCAGACGGCACCACAAGCGTTCTGGGTGACGTTGGCACAGGCGGGCAGGTGACTATCGTCTATGACTTCGAGCGCCTTGCTATCGCCTCTGGTGGGCGTCTGTACTACTGGAACAGCACCAGCGGCTTGCAGCAAGTCACCGACCCGGATCTTGGGACGGTGTTGGACGTGACCTGGATCGACGGCTATTTCTTCACGACCGATGGCGAGTTCTTGGTGGTGACGGACATTGGCAATCCCTTCAGCGTCAATCCCTTCAAGTACGCATCCAGTGAGAGCGACCCCGACCCGGTTGTCGCGGTTATCCGGTTGCGTAACGAGGTCTATGCCGTCAACACCAGCACCATCGAAGTGTTCGACAACATCGGCGGCACGCTGTTTCCCTTTCAACGCATCGAGGGCGCCCAGATGCAGAAGGGTGCAGTGGGCACGCATGCGGTAACGCCTTTTCTTGGCGCGCTGGCGTTTGTCGGTAGCGGACGCAACGAGGCGCCAAGCATCCACATCGGCGCAAATGGCGAAACGCGCAAGATTGCCACGCAAGAAATTGACCGGATTTTGGAAGGCTACAGCACGCAGCAGTTAAGCCAGGTGATTGTCGAGGCCCGCAACGATAAAGGCTATCAGCATCTTTACATTCACTTGCCTGACCGTTCTCTGGTGTACGACCACGGCGCGTCGGAAGCGCTTGGAACGCCGGTCTGGTTCATTCTGACCACGGCGATCAACGGCTATCATCAGTATCGGGCGCGGAACTTCGTCTACTGCTACGACCGCTGGTTGGTGGCAGACCCGCAGACGACCCAACACGGCTACCTTGACCCCAAGACGAGCGATCATTGGGGCGACGACGTGCGGTGGGAGTTCGCCACGAGCATTGTCTACAACAAAGGGCAGGGCGTTATCTTCCATGAGCTTGAGCTGGTTGCGCTGACGGGACGTGTGGCGCTTGGTATTGCGCCGACGATCCGCACCAGCTATACGCTTGACGGCGAGACATGGAGCCAAGACAAGACAATCTCAGTGGGCACCATCGGCAACCGCCTGAAGCGCCTGGTGTGGTACCGTCAAGGCGCCATGCGCAACTGGCGCGTGCAGCGGTTCCAGGGCGACAGTCAGGCCCACATCAGCATCGCCAGACTCGAGGGGCGGCTTGAGCCGCTGGTCTTCTGATGGTGGACCGTCTGCGCGTCACGCGCAATCAGTTGGCAGCCTTCATACCTGACTTTGAGACCATCAAGCAGTTTGAACGGTTGATTGCGCTGGTGGACAGTTTTTCCTCGTCGGAGATCGACGAGGAAGGAAACGCCTCAGCGAGCGCCAGAGCCACGCAAGCGCTAACCTTGATCAATGACCTATCTCAGCGCCTCGGCGTGCTCCAAGGCGCTCCTACGCAGCCACAGGACGCATCGGCGGCGGTGGATTACATCGACTTCCGACCGCTGGCGCCGCACGCGCAAAAGATCAGGCGCCTGGCGTGGTCGGATGCCGACGAGACGCTTGAACTTGGCATGGATTACGGCGTCCTCCAGCAGATCGGCATGAACGTCTACGCCAGAGTCGAGAACGCCACTGGCGTGACCATCGACAAGGGCGAGGTGGTGGGATTTTCTGGTGTCGGTCCTGGCGGTGTGTTGTCGGTGGTGCCTTACTTGGCAGACGGATCAACCCCGAGCCTGTACATTCTCGGCGTGATGGCGCACGACCTTCCGAACGCTGGCGAGATAGGCTATTGCACAGTCTGGGGACACGTCACCGGAATCGACACCAGCGCGTTCAGTGTTGGCGATGTCCTCTACGCTTCACCGTCCAGCGCGGGGGCTTTCACAGCCACCAAGCCAACAGCGCCAGACAACGTGATTCCGGTGGCGGCGGTATTGGTTGATGACGCAACAGACGGCGCAATCTTTGTCCGTCCGACCATCGAGCAGCAACAGTATTACGGCGAGTTTACAAAGACCGGCGCGTCAACGGCTCCCGCATCAGCTAACACGTCCTATGCAATCACCTGGGACAACACCGAGATTGCCAACGGCATCAGCATCGTGTCCAGTTCGCAGTTGACCGTTATTGAGTCGGGCCTTTATCAGTTCGACGTGACGCTGCAACTGCAAAGCAACAGCGGCGTGGATAAGAACGTGCGGTTCTGGTTCAAGAAAAACGGAACCAACATTCCCAACACCACGCGAATCATCACTGTTAGCATCAACACTGCGTATACTCCAATTTCGTTATCTGATTTTTTCAGTTTAGCGGCGGGTGACTACATTGAATTGTGGTGGCAGTCTGACAGCGCTAACGTGGCGTTGGTGACCGTGGCCGCTGGAGGGACTGCGCCGAATGATTACCCGGCAGCGCCAGCGGGTGTTATTGCCGTGAGCCAGATTCAACTTTAGGGGGCAACATGACAGTCACAGTGCGGGTGTTGATCCCGGCAAAGCAAGCAGAAAACAGCCAGACGACGCAATACACAGCCAGCAACGTGCGGGCGGTGATTGACAAGTTCACCGCTACCAACACGACAACCAGCAACGTGACGCTCAGCGTCAACCTGGTCACGTCGGGCGGGTCTGCCAGTTCGGCAAACCTGATTGTCGACGCGCGCACCATCGCCCCAGACGAGACCTATACTTTCCCGGAACTGGTGGGCCAGGTGTTGGAGGCGGGTGGATTCATTTCGACTATCGCCAGTGCGGCCACGTCGTTGACAATTCGCGCAAGCGGACGTGAAATAACGTGATACGCTTACAGTATAAGGGGGTCTCATTATGATACTTGGATCACTGTTAGGCGGTTATTCACAGAGCCGCGCAGCATCGAAAGCCGCAGGCGCGCAAGTGCAAGCCGCAGAGGCGGGCATTGAAGAACAGCGGCGACAGTTCGATATCGCTCAAGAGATGCTGCGCCCTTACCGCGAGGCGGGCTTGTCAGCTATGGAAGGTCTGCAACCCTTCATCGGCGGCGGCGCTGAAGCCTATCAGCAGCAGTTGGCGCTTGCCGGGTTGCTCGGACCTGAAGCAGAAGCCGCAGCGATTCAGCGTGTGCAAATGCGGCCCGGCTTCATGGAGGAAGTGCGCGCAGGTGAGGAAGCCTTGCTACAGCAAGCCGCCGCCACTGGCGGTCTGCGCGGCGGGAACATTCAGCGAGCGCTTGCAGAGTTCCGTCCCGAGATGTTGCGTCGATCCATTGAGCAGGAATACGGGCGTTTCGGTGGGCTTGCTGGCGCAGGGCTTGGTACGTTGGGCGATATTTTTTCAGCCGGTCAGGCGTCCGCAGCCGGGTCAGCCGGTCAAGCGCAGCGCCTTGGCGAGAGTGTTGCCGGGCTGATGGGACAAGCTGGCGCAGCGAGAGCGGGCGCAAGACTGGCGAAGGGCGCAGCGGTTCAGGATGTCATTAACGCACCTTATCGTGCGGCGGGAATGTTCGTCGGCGCTGGCGGATTCCCTGGTATTGGAAATCTGTTTGGGGGTTGATCATGGTCCAGCCTTACAACTATATGCTCAACGTCCCAAACCCGATAGAAGCCTTTACAGGCGGTATCACGGCAGGGCAAAGCGCATTGCAGGCGATCGAGAACGCCAGAAAGATTCAGGCTCAGCGAGTGGCAGAGCAAGCTGCCGCCCAGAGGCAAGAACAGCTAATGGCGAAAATTGCCGCGTTTCAGGATAAGCCAAGTTATCAGGCAGCAATGAACATTGCTCTGGACGTTCCGAAAGATCAGTTTGAAAACTTGATAGGGGCATGGGAGAGCAAGACCAAAGAGCAGCAGCAGAATGAACTGCGCTTCGGCGGTCAGGTTATGGCCGCATTGGCCGGTAAGAAAAATGACGTAGCGATCATGTTGTTGGAGCAGCGCGCAGAAGCGTTGAGCGGGACACCAGAAGGCGAAGATCTTCGCAGAACAGCAGAGCTTGTCAGAAACGATCCAGGCGGCGCTCTTGGCATTGTCGCCACGTCATATGCAGCGCTGCCAGGGTCGAAAGATATCATCGACCGGGCGTTTGCGGCGAAAGCGGCGCCATTGCTTGCGCGCAAGACTGACCTGGAAATTCAAGAGCTTGAGAAGAAACTGAGAGACGCCAACAACGCCGCGGTACAAGGAACTGACTTGCGGGTTCAATCAAGCAAGATCCTTGACGACGGAACGGCAGTCAGTGTTCTGACCGATGGTTCGACCGTTGTTCGCAATCCTCAAGGGGCGGTGGTTTCCGGTGCAGATGCCGCCAGGGCAGTGCGCGAGGCGCAGAATTATGGCGCGACGCTTCAAGAGTTGCGCGAAGGTGCAAGAGTCACCGGGCGAGAAGTGACCAAAGTTGGCATTGATCAAGGGCGTCAGGCGCTTGAGACCATTCCGAAAATCCGCAGCAACCTTTCAAACCTTAGGCGCGCCAAAGAACTTGTTGACAAAGAAGGCGCGCAGACTGGCGCCATCGCTGAGCGCTTCCCGAGTTGGCGAGCGTCCACCATTGAGTTGCTGAATCTTCGCAATCAGTTGGGCATTGACGTTATCAACTCGGCAACGTTTGGCGCGCTTAGTGAGTCAGAGCTTGAGCTTGCATTGCAAACGGCGCTGCCGACAAAGATGGATCAGGAAGAACTGTCTAACTGGATTCAAAGCAAGATTGACGCGCAAGAGAAGTTGGCAACCTACATGGAAGACGCGGCGCTATTCTTCCTTCGCGGTGGGTCGGCGGCAGATTGGCTTGAACAGGAACGGATGAAGGCAAAGGGCATGGCGACTGGAGAGCAACCGGCAACGCCAGCCGCTATTCAACCCGCACCGACCTCCACACAAGGCTTTTCGATCCGGAGGGTTCGTCAATGATTTATGAGATTGAGGCGCCAGACGGTCGAATCCTTGAAGTTGAAGGCCCAGAAGGCGCCAGCGATGAACAGGTGTTGCAAGCCGCCGCGCAACTGTACAACGATCTGGTAAAGCAAGCGCAAGCGCTATCGCCTCAGCAACTCTCCGGTGAGATCCCTGTTGCCGATCCGGTTTTGTCGCAATTCCTCGCAGGCCCAGCGCCACAAGAACCAGAACGCGGCATCGGTGAGACGCTTGTTGGCGCAGGTGAAACAGCACTCAGCCTGGCAACTGGCATTCCCGCAGCCGTGACCATGCCAGCCGGTGCGCTTAGTGGTCTGGCCGGTGCGGTTATGTCTGGCGAGTACGGCACGCCACAGGGCGCCCAGCGTGTCGCACAGGCGGCGCAAGAGGCCGCAGGCTTGACTATGTACCAGCCACGCACAGAAGCCGGCAGAGAGATGCTAGAGGCGGTTGGTGAGGCCGCATCGGTCATCCCTCCAGTTATGCCCTTGGCGCCAGAACTGGCAGCGGCGACTAGGCTGGCGCGTCCCGCCGTTGCACCAGCAGTGCGGGCAGCGGGTGAGACCGTGGGCGAAGCTACTGGCGCAATGCGCGAACGAGCCGGGCAACTGATGGCGCGTGAAGTGTCGCCAGAGGAATTGCGGCTACGTTCCGCAGGGGCAGCAGAGGTCGAAGGCGCAAGGCGGCGCGTGGAGACTGCTAGGGGGCTTCCTGTCCCCATTGAGTTGACCAAAGGCGCGGCGACCAGGAACGCCGATCAGATTACCTTCGAGCGGGCGCAAATGAAACAGGCGCTCGGTGGTCCGCTGCGTGACAGGATTGAAGAAAATAACCTCCAGATCCTCCAGAACTTTGACGCATTTGTCGATATGTCGGGCGAAGATGCCGCCCGCATTCTTGGCGCAGGCCCGGCAGAAGTCGGACGCACAGTCATTGATTCGTTAAAGGAAGGATTGCAGCGTCAGAAGAACAAGGTCAACGTCGCCTATCAGAAGGCGCGGGCAGCAGGCGAGACAAAAGAACCCGTGGACGTTGACACGCTGGTCAGCTACATGAACGACGCGCAGGCTGAACGGGCGACTGCGCCAATCGTTGAAACGCTGCGCAAGATCATGATCAGAGACAAACTCGCAGAAGTCGGTCCTGATGGGAACCTGAGACCAGTGCCGAAAGTTGGCTATGACGCGGTAATGAATCGACCTGGCGTCTCCACTGTGAACATCGATGACCTGGAGCGGTTCCGTCAGGCAGTCAACAAAAACGCAGGGCTTGAGCCGACCAACGTCCGACAGGCTACCATCATCAAAGGCATTATTGACGACCTGACCGAAGGCAAGGGCGGCGACCTGTACGAGAAGGCGCGCAAGCTTCGCAGAGAGCAGGCAGAAGTGTTTGAGAATCGGGCAGTGGTGGCGCGTTTGATTGAGAACGTCTCGAACATGGACGACCCGAGAGTGGCGGCTGAGCGGGTCTTCGAGAAGTCGATCAAGAACGCCTCTCTGGACGAGATCAACTTCCTCAAGGATACGCTGAACAAAAAGACCGGAAAGCGTGGCAAGCAAGCCTGGAAGAACCTGGAAGCCGCCACGGTCAACTATATTCGCGACAAGGCACTGACGACCGCCACAGACTCCAGAGATCAGCGCATTGTGTCACCTGCGGGACTGACTCGGGCAGTTGAAGAACTTGATGCCAACGGCAGGCTTGAGGCGATCTTTGGCAAAAGCCGCGCTCAGCAGATGCGTGACTTGGCAGAGGTGTCGCGCTACGTCGCAACGGCTCCACCTGGGGCGATCATCAACACCAGCGACAGCGCCAACTTGATCCTTGCCGCGCTGGCCGAAACGGGAGCAGGATTCGCAATGACGGGTATTCCGGCGCCGGTGTTGTCGATCATCAAGGCGAGCAAGGACTGGCGCGACAAGGCGAAACTCAAGAAACGCATCAATGATGCGCTTGAAGGTTCATCATTTGCTGAAACGCCGACCGAATAAACCTGCTACATTTACACAGAACAACCGGAGAGTGACATCATGGCAAGCAGTTCACAAATTCCATTCGCGCCCCTTGGCGACACCGTGACGTTCACAGCAGCCACCACACCGCCGGCAGCGGTTCAGGCGCCTGTTAAGGTTACAGAGACCAGCGTCGGGCAATTTCGTATCGTCAACGCTGGCACAGTGACCGTGTTCTTGGGCACTGGCGCCACAGCGGCAGAGGCCCAAGCCAATGCGGATTCTGGCACGCCTGCAAAGTCAATTCCGCTTGTACCTGGCGCGGTGGAGATCCTGCGTTTCCCGCCTGATTCGTATTTCAGCGGCGACACAGCCAGCGGCACAGCAGTCATCTACATCACACCAGGTCAGGGACTCTGATATGACAGCGCTCAGCGTCAAGCCTCCGTTTCCAATCTTTACGGACACGGCAGGACAGCCTCTCGAGGACGGGTTCATCTACATCGGGATTGCCAACCAAGACCCGGTGACGAACCCGATCACAGTCTATTGGGATGCGGCGCTGACCATTCCGGCCTCGCAGCCGATCAGAACCCTGGCGGGTTATCCTTCGCGGGCTGGCACGCCTAGCGTGATTTATCTTGATGGCGATTACAGCATTACGGTCAAGAACAAAAACAACGCGCTGGTGTACCAGTCCCTGAGCGTCACAGAGCGCGTGGGATCTGAGTTCGTGACGTTCATTCAGTCAGGCTCCGGCGCAGTCCAGCGCACCGTCGAAGCAAAGTTGCGTGAGTCGGTGAGCGTCAAGGACTTCGGCGCTGTAGGTGATGGGGTGACGAATGACACGGTTGCGATTCAGGCGGCGATTGACGCCTGTCCTGAAGGCGGTTGTGTCGTTGTTCCGACAGGAACTTACACCATTGACGACGAGCTAATCATCGACAAGGCGATAACGATTCGCGGAGACGGGCCGGGAAAATGGATTGACAGTCTTGGCGGCTCGATCGTTCGCCAAACCAATGCTGCAAAAAACGTATTCACACTTCGTGCTAGCCAAGCGCAGTATGCGTTCGGACAGTACGGTCTGAACAACGTGAATTTTCAAGATCTGGCGATCACTGGACCATCAGACTCAAGCCTTTCGGTCAGAGGGATTGGCTGCGACACGACAGTCAATGGTGGCGATTACCACATTCGTGAATGCACGTTCACCAACTTGGAAGTCCGCTACTTTAACACTGGTATTGAGTTGGTTGGTATTTGCTATCTCAACGATTTTTATGGTGGCGTAATTTCTCAGTGCGATACTGGTTTTGCTTTGTATCAAGGACTTGCTTCTGATCGTGGCGGTCAAACGCGGTTCTTTGGTACAACCATCGATTTGATTACTGACGCTTGCATTCGTTGGAACACTGACACAACCTCTGGTGACTTGTCGTTGTTTGGATGCACGTTAGCGGACGCTCAATATGGCTTAATTGCAAACGAAGAATCATCACTAATGATCAGTGGATGTTCGTTTGAAAATCTTAAGAAACCACCAAGCGCCTTTGGTGCCGGAATTTATATTGAGATTAATGAAGCAAATCCAAGCAGCGACAATAGCAAAACTATTGTTGGAAACAAGTTTCTTCTGAGCGACTGCGATATCTGGATCAACTGCCTCAATGCGTCTACTGTTGGTGGTCAATTCAACTGGCCAATGCTGATTGACGGAAACACACTGCTTTCCCCGGAAGCGTTGCGCATCACAATGCCTGTTGGTTCGCGGCCAATGTCCAGCAGTCAGTTTGTTCTTGGTGCGTCTAATGCTGGTTTGAATGGGGGGCTTCTGCAACCTTCTCAAATCAGTGCAAACTTTGCTGGAAATTTTACGTTTAATAGAGTTTTCCGTCGAAAATACGCTGTTGGCGTCGGTTCATCAGTAAAACTTGATCAGTTACCACCCGGTCTTGTTGTGACGCGAGCGAGAATCTATCTCAGCGCAAACGCGACAGTCTTCACGCAGTTATTTTTTGGAGACTCTGCCAACAACAGCAGATATGCAGCGTTTGACGCATCAACGCAAGCATTAAACACTTGGGTTGATTGGACTCCGACCGTTCCAGAATTTATTGCGTCAACTGCTTTAGAGTGCGATTTACTTTGTAATGGCACTGCTGGATTCCAAGGCTTCGTCGGCGTGGCCGAAATAGAAGGTTACATCGACTATAAACTGTGACAGGAGAGCAATAAAAATGGCTCTGAAAAAAACCTACACCATCAACGTCTACGGTCAGCAAGTGACTGTGCCGAATGCTTACATTAAAGTCTCAAGCCTGACTGGCTCAAAAAATGGCATTCGTGCCATCGCAGAAGTGCACGTTCAGAAGGACGGAGAATTTATTTCTAAGCATGACTTTGTTTTTGTTCCTGATCTGGACGGCAAAAACTTCATTGCACAAGCTTACGAGCACGCCAAAAGACAACCTCAATTCACTGGCGCACAGGACTGCTGATCATGCTTAAGACCGTCTCATCAATCACCAACGCCATCGGCGCGTTAAACTACAAGGGTACTTGGGACGCCAGCACGAACACGCCGACCTTGGCGTCAGGTGTCGGCGTCAAGGGTGATTATTACGTCGTAAGCGTTGCTGGTTCCACTACGCTGGACGGCATCAGCAACTGGGGCATCGGCGATTGGGTGACGTTCAACGGTACTGCCTGGCAGCGTGTTGAAGGTGGCGCAGATGGAAACTTTGTAAACCTGTTAGTTTCTGGAACCAGTACGCTCTCCGGCCTGACTGCTTCTACCGCACTCGCATTAAATTCGAGCAAGGAAGTGGTCAGTGTTACAAATACAGGATCTGGCAGCAATGTGCTTGCCACTAGCCCAACTATTACTACGCCAACATCAAGTGGTGGCGCAGGTCTTGCTGCTCTGATCCATTCGTTCTATTCGACTGGTTACGGGCAAGATTCAGTCCTGATAACTGCTGGCGACGTTCAAGGGTGGAATGCGAACGGCACAGTTCTATACGTATCAAAGATCAGTGGCAATGGTCGTTCGATCAACGCAGGAGGCACGATCAACGCATCAGGGACAGACTATGCCGAATACATGACAAAGTCTGGCAATTTCACAATTGCAAAAGGTGATATTTGTGGAATTGACGCGAACGGAAAAATTACAAACAAGTTCAGCGATTCTGTCGCGTTCGTTGTTAAATCTACGAACCCATCTTATGTAGGAGGTGACACTTGGGGAAGTGAAGATGCGCTTGGCGTCAAGTTCCCATCACATCCGAAAGAAGATGCTAGCAAGGACGAGATTAATAAGTACCTTGCAGAGAGATCTATCATTGATCCGATCATCGAATCCGCACGCCAGAAAGTCGATAGGATTGCTTTTGCAGGTCAGGTTCCTGTCAATGTTTTCGGTGCTACTCCAGGCCAATACATTGTTCCTGAGCAAGATGGAGAAGCAATAAAAGGCATTGCTGTCAGCAATCCAACATTCGATCAATATAAGGTCGCTATTGGAAAAGTGATTGCAGTCGAATCCGATGGTCGTGCTCGCATCATCGTCAAAATCGTTTAAGGAGAAACCAATATGTCAACCAACAGCCAAATCGCATTCAACCCGCAAGGCAAGACCGTAGTCATCGCGGCTGCTGGCGCACCAGACCATGCAGCACTTCCTGCCGAGTGAGTTCCGTTGTGGCTGCGGGTGTGGACTCGGTATCGAGTCCATGCAGCCAGACACGCTGGAACTTCTTGACGCTTGCAGGGAGTTCGCCAACGTGCCGTTTGTCATCACCAGCAGTATCAGGTGCGTTGCGCATAACAGCGCCGTGGGCGGTGGTGACAGATCAGCGCACATCACCGGGCATGCAGTGGACGTGAGAGCGATAGACAGCAACACGCGCCACCGCATTCTGAATGCCGCCTTCAGGTTAAAAGTGCCTCGGGTCGGGATTGCCAAGACGTTTATCCACCTCGATAATTCTCCGCATCTTGCGGCGGACGTTGTATGGCTATATGGGAGCAAGTCGTGACTAACGTGACCGAATATCGGCTTGATGCGCTGGAGGGCTCAGTCCGCGAAATCAAGGACGCGGTGGGCAGCATTGCCAAGTCGCTCGACACGTTGGCTAGGCTTGAAGAACGCCACCAGGAGACGCGGGACAGTCTGACCAGGGCGTTTAACAGGATCGAGGATCACGAACTCAGGCTACGCAAAACGGAGGCGGAAGTGCCGACCACGCGCCTGGTGAAGACCTGGGTCATTGCAGGCATTACGGGCCTTGTCGGGATTGTGGCTAGCATGATCGTCGGGAAGTTGGTCTAATGCTGGCGCAACGGCTTGCGCTTAGTATCGGCTTCCTTGCTGGCGTGCCGGTCTTACTGGTGCTGGTGTCTCTAGTCATCCTATACACCGGCCTGGTAGTGATTTGGAAGGATGACTTCAAGGATGGTCGGCTATGATCCAGGCGCTCATTCCCGTACTGGCGCCAATACTCGGCAAGGTGCTTGATAAGGCCATACCGGACAAGGACGCACGCGAGAAGGCGCAAGCGGCAGCACTGACGCAACTGATGGAGCATCAACACGAAATTGAGCAGGCAGCCGGGCAGATCATCAGGACCGAGGCGGCGTCATCGCACTGGCTGGCGGCCAACTGGCGACCCTTGACGATGCTGACCTTTACCGGGTTAATCGTCGCTCGATGGTTCGGGTTTGCAGCGCCAGAACTAAGCGAGGCCGAATACCTGGCGCTATGGGATATCGTAGAGATCGGGATCGGTGGCTACATTGTCGGGCGTTCTGCGGAAAAGATCGTGCCGTCCTTGGCGCAAGCGATGAAGAAATAACATACCCGCCAAGCCTATGTCCTAGCGGGCATGCTCAAATCGTGCGGGTTTTAATCCTTGACGAACACTCCCCCCTCCATGCGTCCGGTTCTCTTGGCAATCACGTTGTAAGCAGTCCTCAGGCAGTCCTCCACGCGCAAGCCATTCATGTGGGCTTGAATGATGATTGTCACCATCACGTCGCCTATGGCGTCAATGACTTCGGCGTCGTTGTTTTCCTGGACCGCCTTAAGCAGTTCGTTCGCTTCTTCGATGGTCTTCCAGGCTTGACCCTCGCGGGTCCCATTGTCCAGGATGCCTTTAAGGCGCGCCCATTCGATTGTGTTCTGTATCAGGTCGTTCATGCTTCCGTTTCCTCTTTGATAAGCCGTTCCAAGTACCACCTCGCTTTGCGCAAGTCCTCCACGCCTCCCTTGTCCTGGTAGCGCCACAGGTATTTGATCACGTTACCGCGAAGGAATCCTTTGAACTCGTCACCCAGGGCGGCTTGAATGGCGACGATGCATTCGATGGTTCCGCTGGTGTAATGCTTCGGACTGTTTACGTTATCCATCAGTATTTCCCCTCCAGTTCCTGCAAAACCTCATAAGCAAATTCGATGCGTGGGTCATCTGTCTGAATCCTTTGCTCACCAAGCCAGTCCGTCACACCCTCCAGCGCCCGAAGCATGACTGTGCAATCTGCTTGTCTGCGAATCGACGCTTTGATCACCTCGAACTTGTCCCACTTCAGGTGCCAACCATTGGCATCCTTCTCGGGCACCAACCCACAGACTGCCCCCTTTCCGTAGTAAGTAGCCCTCAAGACGTTTTTACTCATCATGAGAATCTTCGCGGCTTCACCCGTCGATATCCAATCTCTCGGCTTGCTCATCTTTGCTTTCCTCAGTCTTCTTAGTTGGCGGTACGGCGTACCCTACCGGCGCTTGGCCTGGCTCAAGCCGCCACGGCATCCACTGGCCGCAGCAGCAGTATTTAAGGTCAAGGGTGCGCATCAGTGCCAGGTCTTCAGACCCGCAAGACCAACACCTTGACGTGCTCATTCACACAGCCCATAGGTTGATGAACAGGCGCTAACATCTTGCTCCATCAGCTTGAACATATCCCACTGGTGGCCGCCTCTGCCGGTCTTGCTCCACTCGACCTTCTTGTAAATGTTGCCGAGCGCGTGAAAGTCTGTGTTGGGGTCTTTCGATGGGTACTTGAAGAACGTGGAGCTGTCTCGCTTGGCGGCTTGCGTCACGACAAGTTCCCATTCCGCGATCCTGTCGATGTGCTCTGGGAACCTCGACGCAACCTCGAACAGTTCGCGCTTGTTCGTGTTGATACAGGGCATACAGCCCACGCGACCCATTCCTTGCTTGTACAAAGGATTCGGCTCCACGCCGTGTTTGCGGTGTTGGGCGAAGACCTGCTCAACATTCCAATGCAAGATTGGACGGAAGATCAGGAAGCCTTCTTTCTCAGGCTCCCACTGGCCGAACTCAACGTCTCTCTGCGGAAGCTTGGCGCGACTGGCGCTTTCGTCCGCGCGGACGCCTTGCCACGACTCGAGGAACTTCTGACCCTTCAGCATTTCCATCGTGTGCTTGTCGGCAACTTCGCGCTTGAGGTACTGCGTGCAGAACTGCGCCATGCGGCTCGGGAACCGACCCTTGATGATGCAAAGGTCAAGGAAAGGATTTCCTGTTGGCCCCTTCTCGAACACGGCCAAGACACGCTCGATATTCGCTTGGTCAACACCCTTTTCGGGCCACTTGTCTCTGACGTAGTCCCTGCGTCTCCACCACCAGTCCGTGAAATCTGCCTTTAGCCTGGCGATCTTGACGCCGGTCTTCTGTTCGAGATAGTCCACATATTCATATGTGGCTTCGTGTTCGTTCCCTGTGTCGCAAAACATCGCAGACACGGGGGACTCTGATTGCTCAAGGGCGAGCAGCAAACTCGCAGTGCTGTCTTTGCCTCCACTTACAGATACCAAGATCATTTAAACCCCTCCACCAATAGATACCCGGCTGCAATGTAAAGCCCGATCAACCACACTATTTCGAGGGGGCGCATATGGCTTCCCCCTTGTACGCAGGCCAGCCGGCGTCGCCGTTGCTCGACTTATACAGCTCGACCATCGAGCAGTATATGTCCACTTCCATTTGCGGGTCGTCTCCGCCAGCGGCTAGGAATCCGCCGATGGACAGGGTAGCCAGGACGACCAGCCACCTGTTACGGATTCTTTCTTCCCTTGTGGCGATGCGTGTGGCGCCTCGGCGTTTCATAATCTCAACCTCTCAGCTTAGCGAATGCAGACGCCATCGCGCCCTTCAACGGTTCTGGCTTGGGCAGTTCTTCAGCCTGGCGAACGTTCTCGCCTTGTACGAGCCCCATCGCCGCCAAGACAGCATCAGGGATGTCTTTCCCCTCGCCATTGATCAAGGCAGAATAGCGGGCCGAGCGCCTCTTGTAGCCATACGTTTTGACTACAGCCTCGGCAGTCAGCCGGAGCAGGTTAGCTTCGCCATTGCTTTGCAGTCCCATCTGGGACAGCACAACAGCGCCTCCGACGACTTCCACGTCGCCAGTCAGCCAGTACCATTCGCCGGTGTGGCCTGGCAGAACTTCCCAAGTGTCGAACCCGGCGACGGTGCCGAGATGTTTAATAGTTCCCTGCACAGGCCGCATCAGATCGACCTCGGCCAGGTCCCCGACGAGACTGATGCCCCATCGATGGTTCGTGCTAGATTTTGTGTGGTGGTTCATCGTCTTTTCCTCAGTTTGTGCGCCATCCTTGGCGCGTTGGTGTTATCAGATTACTTGGATGCGATCGGACCAGTCGCGGATGACCTCGCGGGCCGTCCGGGCTGGCTTTTGAACATCGTTCAGCTTGCCGCCGAACATCTGAACGTCGGCGGTGAAATACACATACCACTCATCAATCTGTTCTACGGTCCCTTCAAGATAGCAGTCGTACTCGCCCTCGAAGTCGAAACTTCTGATGCGATCCCCTACTTGTACTTGGTGAATGTTCATCGTATTTTTTCCTTGCAGTTATCCCCAACCAGTAAGCATAGGTTACTAGTAATGACTGCTAACGGTCAAGCCCCTATAGTAAGTTTTTTTCACCACTTGAGGAAAAACCCATGATGACGCTCTCAGACTATGTACACCTCCACGGGCGCAACGTGACGGCTCGCCGTATGCGCATGAGTCCGGCAGCTATCACGTACATGATCCGAGACAAGCGCGATATCTTCGTTGAGCAAATGGGCGACCGGGTGCAGGTGGTCGAGTTCAAGGTGCTGGCGGAGTTTGCCACACCTGACCAGAAAGAATCCGACTCACCGATCCCTGGCGCAGCCCGAACACCTCCGCAAGCTCAGCCTGTTTCATCTTCCGGCTGAAGTACAGTTCCCGAATTCTTTCGGCCTTGGCGTGGTCCATGTGGCGGTAGTGGCGTTTGGGTGCTATCATGCGTGCGTCTTTCCTCAAGTGATGTTGGTCTTCGTAGGCGTCTGACTTCCCCCAGGCGCCTATTTTTTTGCGCGTAGCGCGTCCAGCAGCGCGGCTTGCGTCGCGTCTTTGCTTTGCAGCACAGCCATTACGCGCTCATCAAGACAGCCTTCCGCGATCAGGTGAACGATGCGGACCGGCTTCGTCTGACCTTGGCGATGCAGACGGGCGTTGAATTGTTGGTAGTGCTCAAGGGACCAGACGAGACCAAACCAGACAGCCAGCGCCCCACCGCCTTGCAGGTTAAGGCCGTGGCCAGCCGAGGCGGGATGGGCTAACAGCATTCCAATCTCACCAGCGTTCCAGCGCCGCAGCGTTTCCGGGTCTTTGTCGAGCACAACCGCCTCAGGGAATCGCTTGCGCAGCCGCTCCAAGTCATGCCGGAAGTTGTAGGCCACAAGGATCGGCTCATCATTCGCTTCAACAATATCGGCCAGGGCGTCTAGCTTGGCGCTATGCACTTCAGACCATGCGACCGAGCCGTTGAGATAGGTGGCGCCATTGCACCATTGCAGCAGCTTACCAGCCAAGACCGCAGCGGTTGACGCCTCCAGTTCCTCGCCGTCTTCCAGCGTGACCAGTAGTTGCGCCTCAAACTCGGTGTAGCGGTCTTTGACCTTGGCTGGCAGTTGGACGCGCTCCACCAAATCAATGCGCTCAGGCAGCGACAGATAATCGGATGCGCTCATGCTCAGCCACGTATCAGCCAGCAAGCCGTGAATGATCCGCTCGGACCCGTCGCGCAACTTCCACGAGAAGCCGTTAAAGGACTGCTCGAAAAACCGCTGCTTAAACCCGGTGAACGTCTTCCCGAGGGCGTCTCCCTTGTCGATCAGGTATTGTTGCGACCAGAGATCCAGCAGGCTGTTCGGGCTTGGTGTGCCGCTCAACAGGACCATGTACCGCACCAGCGGCATGACCCGGCGCAGGGCCTTAAACCGTTCGGCGCTTGGGCTCTTAAAGCTTGAGGACTCATCGATGACCACGCAATCGAACGGCCACCGCTGTTTATAGTGCTCGGTCAGCCAGGGAATATTCTCGCGGTTGATGACCACCACGTCGGCGGGATCAAAGAGAACCGCCTGGCGCTGGCGGATCGAGCCTAAGCAAAGGTTGATCTTCAGATGCCACAGGTGCGACCACTTCGCCGCCTCTTGCTTCCAGACCGACAGCGCCACGCGCAAGGGTGCAACGATGAGCACGCGACGCACCGCGCAGGACTCCAGCAGATCAGCCACGGCCGTCAGCGTGGAGACGGTCTTACCTAAGCCCATCTCAAGGGCCAGGCCACAGCGTTCCTTGTCCACGATCCAGGACACAGCCCGCTCTTGGTACGGGTGAAGATCAGAGCGAGAAGGCACGCGCAGCTTCCAACGAGTCGATGACGCGCACATCACAGCCCAAGGCGCGGCGGCGTTTGTGGTCTTTGGCTTGCGAGGGTGTGGGCGCCTTCCCTGGTGCCTTGCACTCGACAAACACCACGCGGCCACCTGGTAGCGTCACGATGCGATCAGGCACCGAGCGCATCCCGCTGTTGAACTTCTCGCACATCCCGCCCAACTCTTTGACGCGCTTGACTAGCGCCTGTTCGATCGTCTTCTCAAGCATGAATGCCTCTATTAAGTATTTCGTTTCGCAGTTGCTCGGCCTTGGCGATGTACCAGCCGTGATCAACGTCCTCGGGGAATGCGTCGGGCAAGTCCATCAGCGGTCGGCAGCCGTCCGAGTTCGGGACTTTGTTCTGGTTGCGCGCATAGCGTATGCACGTCTGCTCGTTGACTTCCGACGACTTGTAAAAGCGCACCGCCTTACCCAGATCCTCACCACGCCACACAGCGCCACCGTCAACCCGGCGCAGCGTGACGAACTGGCGAATGTCACGACATTGGGTGATGGTGTCAGCGATGGGCGTCTTGTCTGCAAACCATCGGGCGACCGCCTGATAGACAATCAGGCCGTCAGGATTCTTCGCCAAGCTTGGCGGGGCGAAGACTCCCTTACCCTTGATGCTTCCATCAAGTTTGACGGCGCAATAGTTGTTCACGTCACGCGATGCAAGGGCGCGGTAATCCGTCCGCTCCAGCTCGTAAGTCGTCTCCAGTTCCCAGTCAAACATCAGTTCCTCAACCACTGGCGCAAGGTCTTCGGGGTGATAGATTACGATGCCATCCGTGTTCGCAGACACCACGCGCACGCCGCGACCTTCCAGGGCTTCGATCAGCATCAGCAGCGCCAACTGGCCGGTGATGGTGGTCTGAATCAAAAGTTCTGGCGCGTACAGTTTAGAGTATTTGCTCCCGAACTTGCCGAAGGACCCATTGAGGACAATCTTCAGGGTGTCGGCAGTCACCTTGTCACCGCTACGCTTGGCGGCCAGGCGTCGGGTGATCAGGCTTTGATACAGGTCCAGGAACGGGGCGCCCAGGGCGTCGGGCGCCAGCCGTTGTTGCATGATGATTGATGGGTAATAACTCGCCACGTCGTAATCCGCGAGGACCATTCCGGGCGTGCGGTAGATGGTCTGGCACTTCTCGCAAGAGTGCAGTCCACCGATGCCCATTTGATAGTCAGCCTCACCGATGCGGATCTTTGTCTCCCGCAGCCATGCAGGCATGACAACCGAGCCGTTCGCGCCAAGACTGAAAGGATGCGCGAGGATCTGGCGGTAAATCATAGTCAGGGCCTTGGTCTCGAACGACACAAAGCCAGGGTCGCGGTAATGGAAGGCGTGACCGTCTGGGATGCTCGGCTTGCTGTACTCTTGGCCGGTCAGTGCGGAGAGTTCGCTGATAATCAGGTGTTCAGCGATCTGCGCGTCGGATCGGCTTCGGAAGTCTTGGCCGTACTGGTCGCTCATCGCCTTGCGCAGTTCGATCTGCGGCATGAGCGCGTCAAGCAGCAGGCCGGTGGTCTCCAGGTCGTTGACGCAATACGCGACCAACTCTTTGCGCTGGTCCGGCGTGATGCTGGCGTCGGGGTCGATCGGGAGGCTTTGCAGGCGTGGCGCGTGCAGGCGTCCGCCGTAAATCTTAAGGCTAGCATTGCCTATCGGCAGTTCGATTAGGTCGATGTGATCCCACGTCGGCGGGACCGTGATCTTGAGTTCTTTAAGCACACGCCAGCCGGGTGACTTGCTCTTGATGATCGTGTCTGATGCGCGCTTTAAATCGCCGCAGGACGCGCCAGAGAGCGCGTAAGCGAGCAAGGGCATGTCGTAGTTGTTGCCGTTGAAGGTCACGCTTGTGGCGCTTGTGAGGACGTTTTTAAGGCTCTTGGTTTGCTCGGCATCCAGCCGCCCGGTCTCGCCGTGGCATGACCAGAATTTGCGCTTTTTGGTTTGGTGGTGTTGGGCAGCGACGAGAAAATAGTCGCGGTAGACTTCGATATCAATAATGACCATGAGGGGTAGCCTCTTTGTGGTTTAGGGAGACTGGCGCCGGGTGAGGGCGCCAGGTGGAACGGTTTAGAACGCGAAGTCGTCCGGCTCCATATCGTTTCCGAACGCATCAAACTCAGACACGGACACACCACCATCAGCAAACGGCTCGCCGTCTTTGGCGAACTGCACACCATCAAGTTGCGCGTTGATGCGCTTGCCGTACTGGTTATTCTGCGCCCAGAGCGAGAAAATGGCGTTGACGTAGCAGCCCGCGTAGATGCGGTTGTCTTCTTCCGTCAGTGGCGACTTGTCGCGGTCGATGACCAGCGGACGCTTCTTGGTGCTGGCCTTGATGGTGTAACATCCTTGGTATCCATCTTTGTCGCTTTCGTCGCCATCCTTCAGGCAGATTTTGTCGGCGGGAACCTTGGTCTTCAGGTCATCACGCATCATGCGCGATATCTCAGCCTTAATCTGATCAATGACCGCTGCGTGGTCCTTCTTGTCCAAAATGAAAGTCGCCTCGAACTTGCCGGTGGACTCACCGCCAAACGTGGCGTGATGGAACAGGGAAGGGAAGGACAGACGAACGTTTGCTACTTTGACTTTCATGGTTTTTTCCTTTTTGGTTTTGGTTGAGCCGTTGGTCGGCGCTTTCAGTATAGGCGATCAATCGAAGTCTGCAACGGAAATTCCGATTGCAGGACGCTTGTCTGATTCAGGCACCAGCGTTGGCTTGCCTGGTGGTGTGGTGATCAGGTCCGAGACCTTAGCGAAGTTCTTTTTCCCTAGCGCCTTCTCGGCCTTGGCAGGTGAGAGGACGCTGCGCTCGTAGGCTTTATCCTCGCCAAGCAGCGAAACAAGCTTGTCTCCGGCTTCGTCGGTGTCACGCCACTGGCGCAGGCTCCGACCCTCAACCAGTTTAAACCCGGCAAAGCCGGTACCGTCGTTGAGGCGCTTGGTGACGTGCGTTTCGATAGCGTCGAACCAGGACAGGATCAGGCGCTTGTTCTCCAGGGCGGTGCGTATTTGCTCGTCAGTCATGGCGATGGGATTCTCCAGGCCGTCAAAGTCTCCGATGATGGTGTCTTGCACCAGCTTAGCCAGGGCCGGGCAGGTGGCTTTAGCCTTGCACCATTGGCATTGTTTCTCGCCTGGCACTCGCGGTGCGTCGTCCGATAGCGCCAGGGCGGCGCGTTCTTTCACGTAATCGCCCCAAGCGCGCAGATCGTCCACGCTTATTTCCCACACACTGACGTGATCAAGGCGTGGCTGGTGGATATGGAGCATGACCTTGCTGATGCCGTCCAGCGCCCATTCAAAGTCGTTCAAGACGCCCAAGGCGTACAACATGCCTTGCGGATTGTGCTCGGCGTCCACGCGCAATCCCTTACCAAACTTCAGATCAATGATGTGGATGATGCCGGTGATGGGATCAATGGTGATGGCGTCAGCAGTGCCGAATCCTTCCGGCGCCCAGGGTGAGAAGTCCACGCGGGTCTCAACAAAGAGTTCGTTGCCGTGGGACACGAGGCGAACATAGTCAACGTATTGCTGGACAGGCTCAAGGAAATCAAACTCCGGCGCAGTCTTGCCGGTCAGCAGCGCCTCTGCGACAGAATGCGCCAGCGTCCCTTCCTCGGCAAAGGAAGACGTTTGCTCGGGGATGCCTTCCTCGGCTTTGACGGACCCAGGGCAAGCGATCCAGCGGTGTGCGCCAGAAGCGCTAAGCTTGGCGTGGTCGGTCATGACAGCGCCTCCAGGGCTTGCTTAGCGGCGATCAGGTCGTCTTCCTTTAATTCTGCAATGGTCGCCACACCAAACAGTCCGAGGGTTCCCTTGATCGAATCCTTTCCGGCTTTGCCTTCTTTGACGAGCCGCATACACAGCGCCTTGAGTTCGGCGTGCGTCGGGGTCTTGGCTTTGAGTTTGGTGACGTTGGCCGGTGGCGCTTCGGGGACTGGTTCAGGCTCAGGCGCAGGAGCCGGAAGGTTTTTCTGTGTAGCGTATTGCTCCACGAAGGGTAACAGGCGCTCAAGGGCGGTGGCGATGCGTTCCAGTTTATCTTCTAGCATTTTGGCGTTTCCTTGTGGTTTCAGTTCTAGTTGAGTCTCAAGCTAGGCTTGAAACAGTTTGGAGAGTAGCCTATGCTCGGGACGGTTTCAAGCAGAAAATCGGAGGACATATGGTTAATGATGTTGTGAGTTGGTTTGGGGGACAGAGCGAAACAGCAAGGGCGCTTGGCGTGTCGCCGCAGGCGGTGTTTCAGTGGTTGCTCGACGGGAAAATTCCACCAAAAAGGGCTATACAGATTGAGCGCCTAACGGCGGGACACTTCAAGGCAGTGGAGATCAGCGAATGCGAGACACAGGACAGGACATGAAAACAGGACGTGAAATTTTCCCGGTAGTGAAGGTCTGGGACAAGACGAAAAAGAAATGGAACAAGCGGCCAGCGGTTCGCGGGTCATGGCAAGGCTACGAGGCCACAGCGGCGGAGATTGATCGGTCAGAGAACCTTGGCCTTGGTATCCCGGCAGGCCGTGTGGTGGTGGACGTTGACGCCTACAAAGGTACGACGACAGATCAGATTGACGCGGCCTTGGGCGTGACGTTGGATTGGGACGGCGCCAGGATTCAGCGGACGGTGTCGGGTGGTGAGCATTATTGCTTTGTACTGCCAGAGGGTGCGGTGGTGCGCCAGGGCGACTCACTGTTAGGCGTGTCAGGCTTTGACACCAGGGCTACGGGCAAGGGATGGATATGCTCAGGGGATGGCTACGAAGACTTGACCGTGTTGGGCTTGCCGGATGCGCTGTGGGAGGAAGACTTTCCGGTGTTGCCGATGGAAGCGGTGGAGGCGATCAACGGCAAGTCGGGCGTGGCGGTCGTTGAGGATGAAGGTTTTGGCGATGATGGACTCTCAGGGCTTGAGGTCGCTATCGCTTCGCAGCCGTTGGATGGGATTGGGGACGCGGAGATTCAGGAGTACCTGGACCGACTTGGGGATGAGTACCTGACGACTTACGACAAGTGGGTCAAAGTCGGGATGGCGATACACCACCAGGTCGGAGGCGCGGTGCGTGGCGCGAATATGTGGGCCGCATGGTCTCGACAGTGCGACGAGCGCGAACTATGCAACGCCGAGGGTCGGCGGGTCGAGTTCGATGGGGACGAGATCAAACGGAAGTGGCATTCGTTCGGGCAGCGGTCCATGACCAAGCCGGTGCGCTTTGACTACGTGATAGCGGCCGCTGGTGGGCGGTTGCGTGAAGTTGCAGCGGTAGGCGACCAGACGCTCTTTGAGGACGTTTTGCAGGATGCGCGAAGCGTTGATGGGGTGGAGGCGTACCAACGCCTGAAAGAGCGCGTGGGGCGTTTGGGCGTGCGTCAGTTGCCGCCAGACTTGCGCGAGATGATTGCAAAAGAGGTCTGGGACATTTGGGCGAAGGGTGCAGGTGTCGCGCTCGGGCAGATCAAGAGAGCCTTTGCACCAGGGAAGGTTAAGCGCGAGGTGGTTGGGGAGCCGGACGCTGACGGGGAAGTTCAGCGCCCGGCATGGCTCAAGGATTGGGTATACATCGAGAGACCGACGCTATTCTACAGCATAGACAAACGCTATGGAATCAAGCGCGAGGCATTCAACGCCAAGTTCGACCGGATGCCCGAGGTCATCATGGCAGAGAAGCGTGCAGCGGACTATGCCCTGGTGGACATGCGCTTGCAGACGGTCGTTGACGACTTCTACTTTCCAGGCGCCGCTGACCTGTTCGAGTACGAAGACAAACTGATGGTCAACTCTTACATTGACCGGCGCGTGGAGCCTCTGGACGTGTGGGACGATGAGGCGCTTGAACTGGTCGCGCTGTTTGAAGGTCAAATGGCGATGCTGTTCTCGGACGCAGGGGAGCGCGGAATCGTGCTGGACTGGATGACCTACGTCATCAACAATCCAGGCAAGCGGATCAATTGGGCGCTGTTCATCCAAGGCGCGGAAGGGATCGGCAAGTCGTATGTCGTCAATACCCTCCAATATGTAATGCGCGATGCCGTGAAGACGGTGGAAGCATCAGCGATCAGCGGACGCTTTACCTCATGGGCGCATGGCTCGCTTGTGGTAGCGGTCGAAGAAATAAGGATCAGCGGTCAAAATAAATGGGAAGTCATCGACCGGCTGAAACCCTTTATCACCAACGACACCATTCAGATTGAGGAAAAGGGCCGCGATCATCGGGTGGTCGCCAACTTCTCAAGCTTCATCTTTCTCAGCAACCACAAAGACGCGATTCCGCTGGTCGAAGGCGACCGGCGTTATGCGGTCATCTTCTCGGACATTCAGACCCAGGAGCAACTGTTCGCCGCCACAGGTGGACGCGAGGAAGCGTCGCGCTACTTTGACCGGCTGTTTGCTTTGAGCCAGAAGCGACCCGACGCGCTGCGGCGGTACTTCATGGACCGGAAAGTGTCTCCAGACTTCAGGCCACAAGGACGAGCGCCAGAGACAAAAGCGAAGGCGATCATGCGCGAGATGAATGTCTCACCAGAGCAGAATGAGGTTGAGGACGCTATCGATAAGCACGACTGCGCGATCATCAGCAAGGACGTGGTGGACGTTACCTGGTTGCGGAATCTGTGCGACATGGAGAACGACCCGCTGCCACAGAAGCGCGCCTTGAGCAAAATCATGGAGCGTTTGGGCTATGAATTGATCGAGGGACGGCGCATCAGAATCGCCAAAACGAAGGTCAATCACTACATCTACAGGACGCCAAACGTCACTGACGGGCAAGCGCGCCAGATTGTCCGACAATTCCACGATGAACCCGACGAGATAGCGCCGTTTTGAGCACCAAGGCTAGGGGCGCAATCTTTGCGCCCCTTTTTGTTTTGCGCACCTCTTTGCGCACCTTCCTAAGTTATTGATTTTATTTCTATAACTAACTAAAAGTGCTTAAAGTGCTCAAAATATAATGAAATAGCAGGGAATAGGGGAGAGAGAAAAATAGGGGGAAAAGGGTCGTATGAATATCGTAATTTCGTATATGAGTAATACAAGAAATTTTGAGCACTTTGCGCTTTCTGCGCACATTGCGCACTTTTGCGCATTTCGCCGTGGTGTTTGACTCTCGGTTGCTGTTGTGGTGTGATTGCGGGGACGGTGACTACTTCACCTGGTGGACACTCCACGATCTGAACCTCAACGCGAACCCGGACGCACAACCGGAGACAGGGAAACATGAAACCATCACCAACTGATCCTATCCAGAAGATGCCCGTTGAGGCATTGATCCCTTACGCCAGGAATTCGCGCACGCACAGCGACGAGCAGGTCGCGCAGATTGCAGCCAGCATCAAGGAATGGGGCTTCACGACGCCGGTACTGGTGGACGAGTCAGGCCAGATCATCGCGGGTCACGGTCGCGTCATGGCAGCACGCAAGCTAGCACTATCCGAGGTGCCGGTCCTGATTGCATCAGGCTGGACCGACGCGCAGAAGCGAGCCTACGTCATCGCAGACAACAAACTGGCGTTGAATGCAGGATGGGATCAGGAGTTACTAGGGCTTGAGATTGCCGATCTTGATCAACTTGGTTTCGATCTTGGCTTGACGGGATTTAGTGACGAGGAACTGGACGCGCTCAAGCCGGTAGAAATTACAGCAGGCTTGACGGATGAGGACGACGTTCCAGACGTGCCAGAGCAGCCGGTCACAGTCGAGGGTGACGTGTGGGTGTTGGGAAATCATCGGCTGATGTGTGGGGATAGCACGAGCATTGATGCGGTTGAAAAGTTGATGGGTGGACAGCAGGCTGACATGGTGTTCACCGATCCGCCGTATAATGTTGGAAGTGAAAACAAAGGCGTCGCTCAAAACGTCTCAAAAGCACACAAAGACCTTATGGCAGCGGATTGGGATAAAGATTTTCAAATTGAAGCACCGTTAAATTGTGCGCTTGCAGTTATGGCGAAGGATTGCGCAGTTTATATCTGCACATTGCATCATCTAGCTGGCAGGATTTGGGCGTGGATGAAGGAATGGTCCGATTATCACTCGTTCTGCGTTTGGAGTAAGCCAGATCCAATGCCCTCGCTGACAAAGCGGCATTGGACCTGGGATACAGAATTGATCCCATATGCAACGCGTGGCAAGCACGTTTTCAACGCAGAAAATGGACAGCATTCGCCAAGCACTTGGCGCATCAACAAGCAACAAGGCGGAGAAAAAACTGGGCACCCGACACAAAAGCCCGTAGCAGTGCCGCAGCACGCCATTGAGAAAAGCAGCCGCAACAACCAAATCGTGCTTGATCTATTCGGTGGCAGCGGCAGCACCCTTATCGCCTGCGAAAAGACCGCCCGCGAATGCCGCATGATGGAACTCGACCCGAAATACTGCGACGTAATTATTAAACGCTGGCAGGACTTCACCGGCAAGCAAGCCGTTTTAGAATCATCCGGTCAAACTTTCGAGCAACTATCAGCAGAGAGGCTAAAGCCATGAGAGCAGGCAGAAAGCCAAAGCAACTGACTGAAGAACAGAAGATCCAGGTTGAAGCCTTGGCGTCGGTCTTGACCAAGGAACAAATCGCGGACTATTTCGGAATCGTGCGCAACACATTCACAGCAATGATGGAGCGCGACCCTGACATTCTTGAACGCTATAAAAGGGGCAAGGCAAAAGCTATCGGATCGGTAGCGCGTGGCTTGCTTCAAAAGGCGCAATCAGGCGACTCTGCGTGCATGATGTTTTACTTGAAGACGCAGGCAGGTTGGCGCGAGACGGACCGACTGGAGCACACTGGCGCAGACGGTCAGCCAATCACGTTCCAGCGCATAGAGCGCGTGGTCATCGATGCCAAGACCGAAGACGAAGACTGAAGGCAGTCTACAGATCCCGACGCCACGTTGGGCGCTGCCGTTCCTGAAGCCTGCGCGCTACAAAGGCGCCTGGGGCGGGCGAGGAACGGGAAAGAGTCATGAGTTTGCCCAGATGGTCATCGAGGCGCACATCCTTGACCCGTCACGCTCTACGGTCTGCGTGCGTGAGTATCAGAAGTCCCTAAAGCAATCGGTCAAGCGCCTGCTCGAGATGAAGATCGAGGCGCTGAACGTCGGGTCTTGCTTCGAGGTGCAAGACAAGATGATCAAGAACAAACATGGCTCCGGCCTGATCATCTTCGAGGGGATGCAGAACCACACCGCAGACAGTATCAAGAGCTTGGAGGGCTTCGACTGCGCGTGGGTGGAAGAAGCGCAGAGCCTCAGTCAGAAGTCGCTGGACATGCTCCGACCGACGATCCGTAAGCCAGGCAGCGAACTTTGGTTCACCTGGAACCCACGCAACTCCACCGACCCGGTGGATGCCTTGCTCCGCAGTGACAACCCGCCGCCTGACGCAATCATTCAGCGCGTCAACTTCGAGGACAATCCCTGGTTCCCTGACGTGCTCAGGGACGAAATGGAGTACGACCGCAAGCGCGACCCCGACAAGTTCCAACACATCTGGCGCGGCGAGTATCTGCGCAACTCAGAGGCCCGAGTGTTCCGCAACTGGAAGGTGGAAGACTTCGACACGCCAAGCAATGCGATGTTCAGGTTTGGGGCGGACTGGGGCTTTGCTTCAGATCCGACAGTGCTTGTCCGCTGTTACATCGACGGCAGAACGCTCTACATCGATCAGGAGGCGTGGCAGATCGGGTGCGATATCATCGACACGCCTGAACTGTTCATGAGCATTCAGGGCGCTGAGAAGTGGCCTATCGTGGCTGACAGTTCCCGGCCTGAAACCATCAGCCACATGCGCCGACATGGATTCCCTAAGATGCTGGCGGCGGTGAAGGGGCAAAAGTCGGTCGAAGAAGGTATTGAGTGGCTGAAATCATATGATATTGTCGTTCATCCACGATGCACGCACACGATTGATGAGTTAAGCTTATACTCGTACAAGACCGACACGACGACGGGTGCAGTGCTTCCAGTTCTGGAAGACAAGAAAAACCACGTCATCGACGCGCTGCGTTATGCGCTGGAAGGTCTGAGACGAGCGGCCAAGACGACACAGCCGCAAGGATTCGCGCCGATGGCGACAGCAAACAGGTGGTGAAATGGCAAGGCTGAGCAAAGAACAGCGACACGCGAACATTCATGCCGAAGCGATGGCGCAGTTCGATGACATCCAGTCTGCCCTTCGCGACGAGCGCCTGCAATGTCTCCAAGACCGGCGCTTTTATTCGATCTGCGGCGCGCAGTGGGAAGGACCGCTCGGAGAGCAGTTCGAGAATCGCCCCAAGTTTGAAGTCAACAAGATTCACCTTGCTGTTATCCGCATCATCAACGAATACCGCAACAACCGCATCAGCGTTGACTTCGTGAGCAAAGAGGGCGACGAGTACGACGACCTGGCCGATACGTGTGATGATCTTTACCGCGCAGACGAGCAGGACTCTTGTGCCGAGGAAGCCTACGACAATGCGTTCGAGGAAGCGGTCGGAGGTGGTTATGGCGCCTTCCGTCTGCGCACCGAGTACGAAGACGAAGAAGACGACGAGGACGAGCGGCAGCGTATTCGCATTGAGCCCATCTACGATGCCGACTCGTCCGTGTTCTTCGACCTGAACGCCAAGCGACAGGACAAGGCCGACGCTAATCATTGTTTCGTGCTGACCGCTGTCACGCGCAAAGCGTACCAGGACGAGTGGGGCGACGACCCGGCTAGCTGGCCGAAAGAGATTCACCAGTTCGAGTTCGACTGGCTGACGCCTGATGTGGTCTATGTCGCAGAGTATTACCGCGTCGAGGAAAAGCGCGAGACGGTGCGGATCTTCCAAGCGCTGGACGGCAGCGAGGAACGCTACCGTCAAGCAGACTTCGAGAACGACCCGAACTTGGAGGACACACTGGCGGCGATTGGGTCCGTTGAGGTCAGGCAAAAGCCGATCAAGGTCCGCAAGGTCCGCAAGTACATTATGTCAGGTGCGAAGATACTGGAAGACTCAGGCTACATCGCAGGGTCTTGCATTCCGATCGTGCCGGTCTACGGCAAGCGCTGGTTCATCGATAACGTTGAGCGCTGCATGGGTCACGTCAGACTGGCGAAAGACGCGCAGCGCCTCAAGAACATGCAGTTGTCCAAGCTTGGCGAGATCAGCGCACTGTCAAGCGTCGAGAAGCCCATCTTCACGCCTGATCAGGTTGCCGGTCATCAGGTCATGTGGGCAGAGGACAACCTGAAGAACTATCCCTACGTGCTGGTCAACAAGATCACCGGTCCAGACGGCAACGAAGTCGCATCTGGTCCGCTCGGCTACACCAAGCCGCCGATCATCCCGCCAGCCTTGGCCGCCTTGTTGCAACTGACCGAACAGGACATGAACGATATCCTGGGGAACCCGTCAGGCGCTGACAAGATGGTGTCCAACATCAGCGGCAAGGCTGTTGAAATGATCCAGCAGCGCGTGGACATGCAGGCGTATATCTACATGAGCAACTTTGCCAAGGCCGTCCGACGTGCGGGTGAGATCTGGTTGAGCATGGCGCGTGACGTGTACGTCGAGCCTAAGCGCAAAATGAAGGGAATCACTGACGCCGGAGAAATGCGGACCGTTGAACTGATGGTCCCTAAAATGAGCGAAGAAGGCGAGATCGAGCACGAGAACGACCTGAGCGAAGCGAAGTTTGACGTGGCGGTTGAAGTCGGAC